TTTAGCACGTCAGTGTGTCCAGTTATTTTTACATTTTCTTGAGGATGTAATTGAGGGCCCACAAAAGTTGTACTTCACCAACTTAATTGTGGAGTTTGTTGAAGCCGAAATGTCGGGAGAGATGTCTACGTCACTTACCAACTCGCTCACTAATTTGATCCTGTACTGTTGGTTGCTTACGCGTAAGTATGGGCGACCTGTGTGGTTGATCAAGGGTGTGTTTGAGGGTGATGACGGCATCAATGCCAGACAACCGTGGATGCGTTTGACTGAAAAGGATTTCGCCCAGGTTGGATTTGAGTGCAAGATGAAAACATCAACCGATTTATCCGGCACGGATTTCTGTTCGCTCATCTTTGATGAGCTGGAGCGCATTCCGATTACCGACATTGCAAAAGTGTATGTCAAGTTCGCATGGGGTCACGGGCATTTTATCTGCGCTAACGAGCGCAGGTTGCTCGAACTGCTGCGTGCGAAATCTTACTCTTTGCTGGCGCAATATCCTGGCTGCCCCGTTTTGTTTGAGCTTGCTCGCTACGGGTTGCGTGTCACCAAATGGATATCGCTTGAACGCTTCTTTAAGGCGCGTCGCGGTGTTGCCAGCTACGACATGGAGTGGTATCAACAAGCGTATGAGAGGAGGGACGAGCTTGAGCGGCTTGAGTTCACAGAGTGCCCACGCACTCGTGAGCTCGTCGCTCGCCGTTTCGGTATTTCTGTCCAAGAACAACGAGAGGCTGAGTCGTATTTGCGTGGGCTGAACACGCTAACGCCACTTGAAGCGCTTCAGACGCACCACTTGCCACGTCCAGCTGTTGACGCGTGGTCTCGTTGGGTGTATGGAGTTTCGCGCGACAAACTCGTTGTTGGGCAGCATCTTGACGTGCCGGTGTTGAGCAAGTACGACAATTTTGGTCAGGAGTGGTGGCAACGCCATGGAAACCAGATTCGTCAAGGAAAGCTTCGCGGCGTCGAGATCTTCTCTGTTCGCATATAAGCAGCAGCTTGAGTAGCCGCTGGTAGTACTGATTTTGTGCAATCTGGGGGAGCGGGCCCTTTCGATCGCAGTCTTAACCCGCATCGTGGAAACCAGTAGACGGTGGTAGCGCCCGTCCTTGGTAAGCAATTTTGTTGACCTTCGTCCCTACCTTGACAGAACGGCTTAAGTGTGGTTGAATTCCACATGTATGCAGCTAGTTGAACGTTCACGAGGCGGACAAGGCACCCAGGAAGTCCCTGGGTCACAATAGTAACTCGGGAAGCCAATATCCTTGTAACAATAGTGCCAACAGAGTCGGTAAACTGAAGAAACCGTGACTATTGCGCGTCAATATGACGAGCCTAAGAGCTTGCGCGCTTTTGGAGTCTCTACTACTAACCA